CAGATTGTAAATGCACCCGATGATCTTCGTGTGTTGAATGGCATTCGAGAGATCACTGGAGCATCCGCTGGTTGCTTTAGAATCGATGGATCTGGGGTCACTGCAAATATCGGTGATGGTACGGTCAACTTGGAATCAGAACTGATCTCCGCTTACGGAATCGCAACTGGTAATGTGGTCGAATATAGATTTGAGCCTGCTGATGGATCTGCCATCAAATTCGCGTATGATACAATTTCTAACACAACAACAACATCATTTACTTTTACCACCGTGCCAAAAACAGTTTTGGAGAATTTGGGTGTATCTCTTATCAACACCGAAGACAACGAAACACCGCTCGATGGTCTTGGCAGTGGTAACTTGTTGGATGGTAAAGTATCCATCAGAATCCTTGGTAAACTTACCGTGGGTAGCACTCAAGCCGGACAAGAGAATTCAAACTCTGGATTCCTGCGTAGCAAATTTAATGATTCTTTCACCACAGTTCTTCCCGCATCCTCTTTCACCGCGACAAACAACGGCACAACTGGTGACCTGATCAACATCGCAGTGGTCGATGAAGATGGCTTCTTCACTGGAGTCAAGGGATCAGTTCTCGAAACCTTTGATGGTGTCTCTGTTGCAACAAACGCAAAAGATGAACAAGGAAGAAGTCTTTACTACAGAGATATTATTAATGACACTTCAAACTTTATCTATCTTGGTAATAGAAGACTTGATGAGGACTTTAGTAAGGGTGTCGTAGGTGCGATTGCCTTTGATCAACCTATCGCTCCAAACTCCGTGTTCTCAACATTGAGACAAAACTTCTACGGTTCATTCACTGGTGGGTTTGCAGAGGGACCAACTGGTGGAGATGTTCTCACTAACGGATTTGAGTTGTTTGAAGATTCTGAGACAGTTGATATCTCAATCCTTCTCGGTGGTCCTCACACGGGTATCCAAGCAAAACAAATTGTTGACATTTGTGATAAACGAAAAGATTGCGTTGCATTCTTATCTCCTCCAAGAGATGCACTTCTTACATCGAACGGATCTCCAAGAACCTCCGATGTGCAAACTGCAAATATCTTAGCGTATCGTAGGGGTCAAAACGCTGTTCCAAATGGTGGTTCAGAAAACTTCACGGTGGACAACTTGAATGTGTCTTCATCCTACGCGGTGCTTGACTCAGGTTACAAGTTTATGTTTGACCGATTCAATGATGTTTTCCGTTATGTACCATTGTCTGGTGATATCGCTGGTCTTGCAGTTCGATCTGATTTTGAAACTGAGACATGGTTCTCACCTGCTGGTTTCAACAGAGGTCAACTGAGAGATGTGGTCAAACTCGCTTTGAATCCAAAGCAGATTCAACGTGATCAACTTTACTCTAACGGAATCAACCCCGTTGTGTCTTTCCCCGGTCAAGGCACACTTTTGTTTGGTGATAAGACAATGCTCGCTAAACCAAGTGCGTTTGATCGAATCAATGTTCGTCGCCTTTTCATTGTTCTTGAAAAAGCAATTGCTACCGCTGCTAAATTCCAACTCTTTGAATTTAACGACTCATTTACCAGAGCGCAGTTCAAGAGTTTGATTGAGCCATTCTTGCTGGATGTTCAATCAAGAAGAGGTATCATCGACTTCAAGGTTGTTTGTGACGAAAGCAACAATACACCTGAAATCATCGACAGAAATGAATTTGTCGCTGATATCTTCATCAAGCCTAACCGTTCCATCAACTTCATTACTCTGAACTTCATCGCCACACGAACTGGTGTGAACTTCGACGAGATCGCCGGTTTAGCGAACTAAATAACAAGGAGAAAAAGTTAAATGAACATTGACAAATTCAAAAACGCAATCGGTGGTGGCGTACGATCCTCCCTGTTTAGGGTTCAAGGCGACATTGGTAGATTAGGTAAAGATGACAGAGTAAACTTTCTTTGCACCGCTGCCCAACTTCCAGCATCAACCTTGAGCGAAACAACTGCCCCATTTCGAGGTAGATTGCTGAAAATTCCAACCGCAAGAACTTTTGACGCATGGACAATCACGATTCTTTCTGATCGTGGTATGGAACTCCGGTCAAAATTTGAGCAATGGATGGATTCTATTAACGGTGCAAGGGATAATGTTGAACAAATTGATGGTGCTGTCACAAACTTTGAATCAAGTTTCTTGACAAACTGGAGAGTTCAGCAACTTGATAGAAGTGGTAAGCCAGTTAAATCATACGAATTGTATTACTGCTATCCTACATCTGTAAGTGCTGTTGATCTTGACTCTGGCGATGCTGATTCTTTATCCTCTTTTACAGCGACACTATCTTACTCTTACTTCTTGACATCCGCCGTTTCGACCGGAGGCAACCCAAGAGGTAACTTCCAGATCGGTGAAACTGACTAACTAAGGAACTTATAATATGCCTATTGAATTATTTGGAATTTCAATAGGAAGAGCGAAACAAGAGGCACTGTCTCAGCAAACACCTGTTGAACCTAAAGCAACTTCGTTTGTTCTTCCTGAACTTGACGATGCCACTCCGATTGATGCGGGTGGTTACTATGGTATTGGTATTGATCTTGACGGGTCTTTACGCTCAGAGGCACAATACATTTCAAAGTATCGTGAAATGTCGATCCACCCAGAGGTCGAACAAGCGGTTGAAGATATTTGTAATGAAGCGATCACATATGGATCAGAAAAATATCCTGTATCCATCAACCTTGATCATGCCTCCTCTTCAGATGAAGTCAAAGAAAAAATCAGAAAAGAGTTTAATTATCTCCTTAGACTTCTTGATTTTAATAATCGAGGATATGAGATTTTTAGACGTTGGTACATTGACGGCAAGGGATACTATCATATGATCGTAGATCAAAAATCTCCAAAAAAGGGGATTATTGAAATGCGTCCGGTTGATGCCGCAAAAATTAAGAAAATTGCAAAAGTAGAAAAAGAAACTGATAAAGTCACTGGAGCAAAAAAGGTCACTGGCGTAAAAGAGGTTTACCTGTATAGAGAAAAACCTGATAGCAATCAAGCGATGGAAATCGCACCCGAGGCGATTTGCTACTACCCATCTGGATTGTTTGACCCATCAAGAACGAGAGCGATTTCATATTTGCAAAAAGCCATCAAGCCACTCAATCAACTTCGTATGGTTGAGGATGCTACGGTGATCTACCGCCTTTCGCGTGCGCCAGAACGAAGAATCTTTTACGTTGATGTTGGTTCGCTTCCCAAAAATAAAGCCGAACAATATGTTAAAGGTTTGATGAACCGTTATCGTAACAAACTTGTTTACGATGCAAATACTGGCGAGATTCGTGATGATCGTAAGTTTATGAATATGCTCGAAGATTATTGGTTCCCTCGTCGAGAAGGCGGCAAAGGCACAGAAGTCTCTACTCTTGATGGTGGGCAGAACTTGGGTGAGATGGAAGATGTAATGTATTTTGAAAAGAAACTTTACAAATCTTTAAACATTCCAATGTCTCGTCTCGAATCAGACACAGGCTTCAATATGGGTCGAGCATCAGAAATTACAAGAGATGAACTTAATTTTGTAAAATTTATTGAACGTCTTCGTCAAAAGTTTAACTCATTGTTTATTAATTCGTTGCGTGTCCAATGTCTCTTGAAGGGGATCGTAAAAGAAGAAGAGTGGTACAGAATTCAGCAAAGCATCATGTTTGACTATGTTTCTGACTCCTACTTTACAGAGAGTAAAGAATACGAAATCATTAAAGAACGACTTGATGTGCTGCGTGAGATGAATGAACATATTGGCGACTACTTCTCCAGAGACTATGTGCGAAGAAATATTTTGAGACAGTCTGACGATGAGATCAAGGAGCAAGATCGAATTATTGCCAAGGAAAGAGAAAAGGGATTACTTCCCGAAAAGAACCCTGACATGGGTGGAGGATTCTAATGAGTGAGGCTAAGAACGCGATTGATCTAATTGAAAACGCTCCTGACAAAGTTGCAAAAACTTTTATTTCATCATTACTTGCGTCAAAGGCTATCACAAGAATCAATAAAAGAAAATTTGAGATCGATGAGGAGGCAGATCGTCCCAAAGACGAGACTGAAAAAGCCGCTGCCGAGGGAGATAAGGACGATATCGCACTTGATCCAGAATTTCAAAAAGAGTTTTTCCTTAAAACCTTTGAGTATAAGGGAAAAGTAATCACTCTGAAAAAGGTGGGCATGGGTGCTTCTGCTCCTGTGTCTGCGTATGTTGATGGCAAACGAAAAGACATCTTCCTTACACTTAAACAGGCAAGAAAAGGTATTAGAAATATTATTGACCTTGAGGAAAAGATGAAAGGTGGTGAAGAGCCACAACCGGCAACCGTGGAGTCATTGCAAAATGCCAGTCTGGACGGTGCATTTTTGATTCACGAAGATGATTCTAAAAGTTTTTTATCGTTTGACGAGGTGTCAGAGACACTTGAAATCTATAATAGGCTAAATAATACGAATAAAGATGCCTTTGAAAAGCAGTTGCGTGCCTCTCAGGAAGACGCGACAGACATGATTCAGTTCTTTCAGGAGAGACTAAATGACCACTAACCTTACACAGATCGTAGACGCAATCTCCAACAAGCAGTTTGTCGCTGCTCAGGACATGCTGTCTGATGCAATTCAAGAAAAACTTAGTGATTCCTTAATCGCTCGTAAAGATGAGGTCGCTCTTGATTTTGGTCAAGAAGTCACAAACGAAGAAAAAGATTATGACGCATTCTTTCAAAAGGCAATGAAAAAGTTTGGTATTTCATCCCCCGCAGATTTGAAAACCGATGAAAAGAAGAAAGAGTTCTTCAACTATATTGATAAAAACTTTAAGGCTTCAAACGAAGAAGACGAGGAAATGGGCGAAGAAGAAATGCCAAAGTCAAAAATGAAAACTAAAGCACCTGCGGACGGAGCGTATTGATGTTACTGATTACAGAAGTCAACGATAATGTGAATCTTGTCACCGAAGAAGTGAACGGTGAGAAGCAGTATCATATTGATGGCATCTTCATGCAAGCAGAGCAAAAGAACCGAAATGGTCGTGTGTATCCTCAGAAAACTTTGATGAAAGAAGTTCAGCGATACAATAACGAATATGTTAAAACAAATCGTGCGATGGGTGAACTCGGACACCCCGATGGTCCTCAACTCAATCTCGAAAGAGTTTCGCACCTTATCAAAGAACTTCGCGTTGACGGAAATGATATCTACGGGAAAGCCAAAATTCTCGATACCCCTTATGGTAAGATCGTTAAAGACCTTGTGAAAGAGGGCGTGAAGATTGGTGTTTCTTCCCGTGGCATGGGTTCCCTGAAACAAGTGAATGGTGTCAATGAAGTCCAAGAGGACTTCAACCTTGCCGCTGTGGATATTGTTGCAGATCCATCTGCCCCCGATGCCTTTGTTGAGGGTATCATGGAGGGTAAAGAGTGGGTCTGGGAAAATGGTATTTTAACCGCTCGACGTATTGAAACTTACAAGAAGCAAATAAAATCTGCTTCTAAATCTAACTTAGAGGAAGCAAAGTTGTATGCTTTCGCAGATTTCCTCTCAAATTTTATGAAAGATAAATAAAAAAGACCATAGGAGAGAACAAATGAGTCTGAAACATGCTCTTGAAACCGCGAAAGAAATTCTCGCTCAAAATTCCACGGAACAACTTGACGAGACATACTCTGAAGCCGAAGAAATGAAAAAGCGTAAAGGTACAAAAGCCGGTGGTGAAGACACTGAAGTTGCCGTAGATGCAGACGGTCGAGGTGAAAAAACTGCCGATGGTGTCACAGCCAAAATCGCTGAACCTGTTGATTCCGCACAACTTGGTAAAGAAGTCGTTGATGATATCAAAGACAAAGAAGCCGAAGAAGCCGAAGAAATGGGTATGGAAGGTGAAGAAGCCGAAGAGATGGAAGATGAGATGATGGGCATGGAAGATGAAGAGATGGAAGACGAGGAGATGGGAGATGAAGAAGAGGAAGGGGTCAAGAAACTTAAGAAAATGACACCCGGAATCAAAGAGCATCTTGGCAAACTCTTCTCTGGTGAAGAACTCTCTGAGGACTTCAAGGACAAGGCATCCACAATCTTCGAGACTGCCGTTGACATGAAGGTTGACGAAGTTCGTGCCGAACTCCACGAAGAGTTTGAGTCACGACTTGAAGTTCAAAAAGAAGAACTTGCATCCAAACTCGACGAGTATCTCTCCTACGTTGTCGAAAACTGGATGAAAGAAAATCAAGTTGCCATCGACGCTGGTATTCGCACCGACGTAACCGAATCCTTTATGGTTGGATTGAAGAAACTCTTTGAGGATCACTACGTCACAATGCCAGAAGAATCATATGATCTTGTTGAAGGACTCAACAACAAGGTTGATGATCTTGAAGGTAAACTTAACGAACAAATCGAAAAGTCCATTGAACTTTCCAAGGGACTTATCAAAGCACAATGCGAGGCTATGTACGAATCACATGCCCGCGATCTGACAACCTCTGATGAGGAAAAATTCCGCACAATGGTCGAGAAACTGGACTTCGACGGTGTAGATGACTTCCAAGACAAGTTGGTTACACTTAAAGAGAACTTCTTCGATGAAGACACACCAGTGAAGACTCCTCTCGTTGAGGAAGTCGCAGTTTCGGAAGAAGAAGCCATGAAAGAATCGGTTGATTTGAATCCTACAATGTCGGCATACACAAACATGCTGAAAAGAATCAACACAACCGACAAAAACAAGATCAAGTAATTACTAAGAAGGAGTTCTAAAAATGGAACAAATGCTTGTTGAAAATCTGAAAGATAAGTGGGGACCAGTTCTTAATTGTGAAGGAATGGCTCCCATCAAAGATGAGTATCGTAAAAATGTTACTGCGATTCTCCTCGAAAACCAAGAAAGAGCATTGAGAGAGGAAGTCAACACCACTTTTGGTACTGCTGCTGATCAGTCTGATACCAACGGTGCATTCTCCTCTATTGGTGCTTTCGACCCCGTTATGATTTCGCTCGTCCGTCGTGCGATGCCTAACCTGATTGCATACGATATCTGTGGTGTTCAGCCCATGTCTGGTCCTACAGGTCTTATCTTCGCAATGAAGGCTAAGTACGTTGATGGAGATGGTGACCGTGCTGGACCAGAAGCCCTGTTTGACGAAGCGTCCACCAAGTTCGCTGCCACCGCTGGTGGTGCGGGCGCACCTGCCGCTGGTTTGACTGGCGTTGGTTTCCCCGTTCAAGGCGGAACTGGTGACCCTCTCGGTGATAGAGGCACATCAACAGATGGTGACCCAAACGGTGTTGGTACTACTGGAGCCACCGACTTCTCTGCTGATCCCGGTGCTACACCTCCTCGTCTTGAAACTGGTACTTTCAACGAAATGGCGTTCAGCATTGACCGAACATCCGTCGTTGCTAAGACCCGTGCTTTGAAAGCGGAATACACATCCGAACTCGCCCAAGACCTCAAAGCAATTCACGGTCTTGACGCTGAAGTTGAATTGGCAAACATCCTCTCGGCTGAAATCCTCGCTGAAATCAACCGTGAAGTCGTTCGTCTGATTTACATTAACGCGAAACTCGGTGCGCAACAAAATGACTTGCTTTATAAGGATACAAACCCCGGTTTCTCTGGTGGTATCAATGAAGCCACAAGAATGGGTGGTATCTACGACATTGAAGCCGACTCCGATGGTCGCTGGTCTGCTGAGAAGTTCCGTGGCTTGATGTTCCAAATCGAACGCGAAGCCAATGTGATTGCTAAGGAAACTCGTCGTGGTAAGGGTAACTTCATCCTTTGCTCCTCCGATGTTGCTTCGGCTCTCGCCATGTCGGGCTTCTTGAACCTGACCCCAACTCCTGACATCAACCTCACCGTTGATGATACTGGTAACACCTTTGCTGGTACTCTTAATGGTCGTATCAAGGTCTATATCGATCCCTACTCTGTGTCGGGTGCTGATTACTGCTGTGTCGGTTATAGAGGTTCCAGTCCTTACGATGCTGGTATGTTCTACTGCCCATACGTTCCGTTGCAAATGGTTCGTGCAGTCAACGAAACCAACTTCCAACCGAAGATTGGCTTCAAGACTCGATATGGTATTGTGAACAACCCATTCGTGTCTGGTAATGGTGTGACTCGCGGCGATGGCACTGCCATTGATAACAAGGTTGATCCTCACTCTGTTAACGCTAAGAGATCCAACCAATACTTCAGAATCTTCCGTATTCTGAACTTGCATGGCAACACCTAATAGTTGGTGACAATTAAATACTTCGGATGAGGGGGCGAAAGCCCCCTTATCTTTTACCTAAATAAAAAGATGGCAGATCCAAACAATCCATTTATTGATAATCCACCGATCATTCGGTACAACCCTCCTCAGAACAGATTCTTTGGTCCATCGTACAATTCCTTACTCGGAGGAGCGTACGCAGATTCAACAAATTTCATTCAAGGAATCACGTTTGATTTTGATATTGGTTCGCCATATGCGTTTAGAAAACAACCTGACAATGTAAATTATCTGTATGGTAATTTTTTCAAACTTAGTATTATGAGGCTTCCTAAACTTGAATATTTTGTTCAAAAAGTAAGTCTACCAAGTTTTGGTGCAGATTCAAATGCCACGCAACCAACACGTTTTGTTGATCTGGTACATCCTGTCACAAACGCATCTTTCGATTCATTGACCGTTGATTTCTTGCTTGATGAGGATATGGAAACTTACAAAGAATTGTATGATTGGATGAGATCAATTTATCTTATTAAAGATCACAAATCTTATGAGAGTGATATTAGTAAACATTTCTGCTCTGGAACCCTGACAACCTTGAATCATGCTCAACAAAAAAATGTTGAAATCAGATTCAAAAACCTCTTACCTATCAGTCTCTCTCCAATCGAGTTTGACTCATCAATCACAGATATGACACCTCTGATAAGCACCGTGACCTTTGCCTTTGACATTTTTGAGATTGTTGGTAGAGACTGTTGATTTTTTCCTTGACTCCACTTGACATCCCTTTATAGTACGAGTGTCAACGAGAGAAAGGGGAAAAAGGATTACACTATGGAACTTACTGAACTTAGAAAGATGGTAGAGGCGGACGCTCAGATCGATGACACAGAACTCGACACCGAGAGCCTTCGTCTTCCCAACCTGCACAACAAATACCTCAATCTTTACCACGATGCGAAACTCCGATACGAGAGAGCCGCGAACGAATACAATCGACTCTACAAGTTGAAGTGGGAATACTACACTGGAAAGATTGATGAGGAAACCCTAAAACAAAAAGGATGGGAACCTTTTGATCACAAAATTTTACGCAATGATATCAGCATCTACATGAATGGCGATGATGATCTGTGCTTGAGAAAAGAAAAAATGGCATACATTCAGTCCATCGTAAACTATCTTGAAGAGGTCGTGAAAGAGATCACCTTCCGTCACACCAAGATCAAGAACGCGATTGAATGGCGACGATTCCTTTCAGGAGGATAAATACTAATGTATGCCAGATTATGTGATCGAGGAGTTGGACTCCTGTAATATCAAAGTGAAGTGTGAGAGACATCATGCAAAAGAGTTGTCTGATTTCTTCACGTTCAAGGTTCCCGGTCACAAGTTCATGCCCTCCTATCGTGCGAAGAAGTGGGACGGGCAGATTAAACTATACAACATGTATTCACAAAAAATCTATGCAGGGCTTGAATCCTATATCGTCAAGTTCTGCAAAGAGCGTGGCTACACAATTGAGACACCAAATCGCACAAAAAAGAAATGGTCTAAGGAACACTTAGAATCGCTTCTGAGCGGTTTGGACATTCAATTGGGTGGGAAGCCTGTAAACCCGCACGATCACCAGAAAGAAGCCATCCTACACGGCATGAATACCGAGCGTTGTTTGCTGCTTTCACCCACAGGATCGGGTAAATCTCTAATCATTTATACACTTATGAGACATTTTATGAACCTTACGCCCGAAGACAAAAAGGTTTTGATTATCGTACCCACAGTGGGTCTGGTTTCACAAATGTTTCACGACTTTATCGAGTATGGCGGGGAGGGCTGGAATGCCAGAACGCATTGTCACATGCTCTACTCGGGAAAGGAAAAAGCAACCCGCAGTCGAGTTGTGATATCAACATGGCAATCATTAGTAAACATGCCCGAAGAATTCTTTCAGCAATTTGGGACTGTCTTTGGCGACGAAGCACACCTATTCAAATCGAAATCGCTGAAACAAATCCTTTCCCGTTTGACGGCATGCCCATATCGTATAGCGACAACCGGAACACTTGACGGTCTACTGACACACAAGTTAGTGATTGAGGGTTTGTTTGGTCCGACCAAGAAAGTTGTGACCACCAAAAAGTTGATGGAGCGAAAACTGCTTTCCAACTTGACTATCGATTGTCTGATGCTATCATACACGGGAACTGATCGTCAGTTCATGCGTAGAACAAGGTATGCAGACGAAATCGAATGGATTGTCACAGACGAGCGCAGAAATAAATTCATATGTGATTTAGCAGAAAGAACAAAGGGAAACACGCTTGTATTATTTCAATTCGTAGAGAAGCACGGAAAGGTGCTACACGAAATGCTCAAAGATTCTAAGAAGCCTGTGCATTTTATCTACGGAGGAACCGATGTTGAACAACGCGAGGCAGTAAGAAAATTAGTTGAAGAAACAGATGACTCAATCATCATCGCATCCTACGGAACTTTTTCAACTGGTGTGAACATTAAACGCCTAAATAATATTGTGTTCGCGTCACCGTCTAAGAGTCGGGTCAGGGTGCTACAGAGTATTGGAAGACAACTTAGAAAGTCTGTTCACAAAAGCACCGCACGACTCTACGACATAGTTGATGATTTGTCATGGAAAAAATATGAAAATCATACACTTCGTCATTTTTATGAACGTAAAAAGATTTATGACGCAGAAGGCTTTGATTACAAGATCGTGAAGATCCCACTAACAGGAGAACGAAATGAGCAAAACCCCCTTCAAGGTTCTTAAACTCAGAAGCGGTGATGATGTCGTTGCAAGACTGATCAAGAACTCAAAAGAATTTATTCGCCTTGAAAGACCGATGGTTATCAAGGTGATGCACTATGTTGATCCTATGGGTGGTTCAAAAAGAGAGACTGTTGTTTTATATGACTGGATGAAAATGACAACCTCAAATAATATCGATGTTCCGAGAGATCACATCCTTGGAATTTTTGATGCGAACCCAGATATCGTTGATGCGTATGATATGCAGAAAAGACTTGAGGATAATCCATCACTTATTAATAAAATTAACCCACAACGCAACCCCGGTCCCGGTTTTAACATCGATAGAATTATGAAAATTGTCGAAGCCAAAATGAACATGATGCAAGAAGAAGAGGATGAGACTGAAGAGGAGATTGAGTTTGAGGCTGGCATCGACTTTGAGGACATCAAAGATATGTTAAATGATGCTCGTCGTAAAGGTGGTAAAAAGCAAATTGAGATTGTCGATGATGAGGAAAAGAGTAGCCCCGACTATGGAACTCGTTATACAGATTGGTCACCAAATATTGAAGACTACTTGACATAAGAAAAAAAGAGTGTAAACTTTTAGCATGACTGATTCTCACTACATTGACAACAAAGAATTCTTCTCCGAAATGGTGAAGTGGAAGACTCTTGTTATTGATGCAGAGGAGTCCGGCGATCCAAAGCCACCAGTCACCGAATACATCGGACAGTGTTTTCTATTGATTGCAGAGCGACTGTCTACGCGACCCAACTTTGTAAACTATCCTTTCCGTGATGAGATGGTTGGCGATGCGATTGAAAACTGTCTGATGTATGCAGCCAACTTCGATCCAGAGAAGTCTAAAAATCCGTTTGCATATTTTACTCAGATTACTTACTATGCGTTTCTGAGAAGAATTCAACGAGAAAAAAAGCAGGATACAATCAAGTATAAGTTGATGGAAGCCGCCGATGCAAAAGGCGAACTTGCCGCGATGCTTGATCCTGAAAAGATGTCGAAAGATCCTTACGCTGATTATCTAAAACTAACACCTAACGATATCGTAAATATCGAACCTAAAAAGAAACGAAAGAAGCGTAAAAAGAAGACGGACACGGAGGAACTTTTTTGAAGATTGCGATACTTGCTGATACTCACTTCGGCGCACGCAACGACTCACAACTCTTTTTAGATTATTTCACAAACTTCTTTGAGAATACATTTTTCCCAGAGTGTGAGAAGCGTGGAGTCAAGACCATTATTCACTTGGGCGATCTCATGGATCGTCGCAAGTTTGTCAACTTCAACACGCTTTCACAGGTTCGTGAAAAGTTTGTCGAGCCTCTGGTCGCTGGTGAATACGACTTTCACTGCATCGTCGGCAATCACGACACCTACTTCAAAAATACAAACGATGTCAACTCACCGATGGAACTTTTCGGTGGTCGATATGAAAACATACACATCTACGACAATCCTGTGACCCTGACGCTTGGGGGATGTAAGTTTGCCTTAGTGCCTTGGATAAACAAAGAAAACGAAGCAGCCTGTCTTGGCTTCATGGAGGATAGCGATGCAAAGATTGTCTGCGGACACTTTGAGTTAAACGGCTATCAAGTGATGCGTGGTGTGCAGCACAGCGGTGGACTTGACCCTGTGTATGTTAAAAAGTTTGATCGTGTTTTCACTGGTCACTTTCATCAAAAGCATGAACGAGACAACGTGCATTACTTTGGCACAGCATATCAAATGACATTTAACGACCTTTTTGAGAAGAAAGGTTTTCACATCTACGACACAGAGACAGATGAGATCGAGTTTGTCGAAAACCCTGAACAAAAGTTTTTCTCTCTGCAATACACTGACGATACCGATTACACGATGGTAGACTTTCGCAAGTTTCGTGGCTCCTATGTCAAAGTGTTTGTTCACGAAAAGAAGAACGCAGCAAGATTTGATAAACTTATCGAAAGACTCTATGATAGTCGTGCCGAGTCTGTGATGATTCTTGAAAACGAAATGCAAAAGCAAGATTCCAAACCTGTGGACGAGGAAACGCTTGCGACCGATACGCTCACATTGATTGGTGAGCAGATTGATGATATCCACTCAAACGATAAAGATGAAGCAGAACGCTTGAAAAATCTGTTCAAGGAGTTATACTTAGAATCCTTTGATGAGAATTAATTATGATTAAATTTGAGAAAGTCCGTTTCAAGAACTTCGGTTCTTTCGGCAACAACTTTACAGAGATTCAACTGAACCGACACCGCTCTTGTCTGGTGTCTGGACTCAACGGACATGGCAAGTCTTTTGCCCTGCTCGACTCTATCACATTCGCTCTGTTTGGTAAGCCGTTTCGTAAAGTAAACATTCCTCAACTTCCCAATACCGTAAACGAAAAGGATTGCGTGGTCGAGGTTGAGTTTAGCGTCGGTGAGTTGAACTATTTGGTTCGTCGTGGCTTGAAGCCGAAGGTCTTTGAGATTTACAAGAACGGAAAGATGATCGACCAGAACGCAAAGACAAAAGATTATCAAGTCATGTTGGAGGATCAGATTCTTCGCATGAACTACAAGTCTTTCACGCAGGTTGTGATTCTTGGTATTTCATCGTTTGTCCCGTTCATGCAGTTGTCTGCGGCAGATCGTCGTGATGTCATCGAGGACATTCTTGATATTCAAGTTTTCTCACAAATGAATAGTTTGCTGAAAACAAAAACTGCAAAACTCAAAAGCGACCTAACCGATCTGAATCGTGATCTTACGATTAACAAGGAGCGGG